ATCTGTTATGTAGTGCAATAAAACAAAGTCTCTAATATTTTCAGTCATCAATTGAAATTTTTTATTATAAAAGTCAATATCTGCTTGTTCATAATTAATAAGTAAATGCATTAAGAAAAAGGTCTGTTGAATAGACGTACCAATAGAAGATGCTTCTAAAGGTTCTATGAAGCTAGAACTTAATCCAACTGCTACACAATTACCAATCCAGGCTCTGTCTAAAGCTCCAGCATTAAACTTAATATTTTTACCTATTTTAATTTTAAATCCTAAATAATCTTCACATTCTTTTTTTGCTTGTTCAGCATTAATATAATTATTGTTAAAAACATAACCATTCCCCCATCTACCTTGTGTTGGTATTCTCCACATCCATCCAGAAGTCATTGCTTTTGCCAAAGTGAAAGGAGAATATTCATCAGTATCAGGTGTAGGAAAAGCGATTGCCTCGTTCATGGGTAAATACTTTGCATGAGAGTTCCATTTTGCACCAAGTTTAGAAATTAAAACTTTTTTAAATCCTGTGCTATCAATATAAAAATCATAAGAATATTTATTATTTAAACTTTGTATTTGATTATTTTTAATATCTACTTTTGATATTTCATCTTCAATAAGATTGATATTTTTTTCTTTACATTTTGCCAGTAAAAAAGCATTCAATTTAAAAGTGTCAAAATGAAATTGATTAGGGGGCTGTGTTCTATAAACTTTATTTTTAAAATAAGCAGCGCCAATATAATCCGGAGATTTAGTTTTATTAATACACACATGGGCATACCCCCCTAGATACTGACCATATTTAATAAACATGATTGGATTAACATTGTGCATATATTTTTCTTTTGTCCACCCCTCAAACATCACTCCATATTTAAATGTAGCATTTGTTGCCTTAACTAATTCTTCTCTTGTGATCTCACAAAAAGCACAAAATTCCATCCAATGTTCGGTACTCCCTTCGCCTACTCCGATAATTCCAATTTTATCTGAACGAATCACATCAATTTTACATTTTGGAAATCTCGTTTTTAAAATCAACGCAGCAATTAATCCCGACGTTCCTCCGCCGATAACACCTATGCTTTTAATCATGAATTTTTTCCTTTTTTTTTAATTTTACGGCTACTTGTTTTGAGTAAAATGAAACTGCAAGTACGTCATAACTCATACTGAAATTATCACAGAATTCGTTTAGCGCTTTATATTCGTCTTCTTCCCAATACTCGTTCGTTAAAAATTCATCAAAAATCAAAATTGATTTTTTATCGATTACTTTATTTGAATAATTTAAGGCGCACAAAGTTGAGGAATACAAATCGGCATCAAAATTTATTAGTGATGCCAGAGGTCTTTTCTTAGAAAAAAATTTTGGTAGAGTATCTTCAAATTTACCGACAATGAATTCTCCTCCCTTAATTTTAGGTACTGAACCAAAACTAGAAAAAGTGCCTTTAGCTACGTTATGCCAAGACTCTGGAAGCCCAGTGAAGGTGTCAAATCCATAACCTGTTTTAAATGTCTTGATCAAGTGCTTAAATGAAATGCCGGTCCAAACACCAAATTCATAAAAAGGTCTTGATTTATCAGCTAATGCAATAGCTGCGTCGAAAAAATCCCAGCGATCAACAAATATTTTTGGCAGTTGGGGTAACGAAAAAACCCACTTGATAGATCTCGTGAGTGGATGGATCGTTAAGGGATGGGCTAAGGGTTTACACATTAGACTTTATTTTTTCTCTATCTTTTCTAGCCTCTCCTATGATACAGGCACCTTTTTCAATAGGTTCTAACTCTTCTTGTTTCTTTTGTGATTCAGTCAAAGGAATTCTTTGAGCCTCTTCAATACGATCTGAATCTCGATACTTTTCTAATTCCCTGTAGGTTTTTTTAGGAAAGGCTTTTGCTAATTCGTGAATGGTTTTTTTAGTTGTGGGTGAGTCCCCAGGTTTTGTCATATATATATTTTTTTCCTTTTTCATAGAGATGTGTCTTTATACCTTTCTTCGTTGTAAGTGCTACTCCAAAATCCGCAGCGTTGTACACTTTAACAAAAGAATTTTGACTGATAGCTATACTGCCGCCGCTTGCTATAAGTGTAAACTGCGAACAGCCGGTTAAAAAAATTATTATTATACCTATCAATAATGTTTGTTTAAGTAATACCATACATACCTCATAATTAATCCAGCAATTCCCAAACCTATTAAAATCAAAATAATATCTAAGATTCCCATTATAGCCTAGACCTTATAGAAGGTATACTTCACCGTCAGTTCTTCTCCTTCTTTAATATCCTGTAGAGTAAATAAATTCCATTTTTTAAAATCTATATTATATTCAGATTTGGGTAAATCAGAACGGTGATTCCATTCCTGGCGCGTCAACAATAGTTTAACTTTAACACAATTGGCATCGTTAGAATGATTAAGAAATCCTCCTAGCGGAGTACGAATGATAAGCTGTCCTAATTCTAAATGACACATGCCCAGGTTGGTTCCCTGGCCAATACCTTCCTTAGCAAAAAGACCAATGTCATGAATGTCAGAAAATCCTAATCTTATATTTTTAGGTAAGGGTTTGTACATTAAAAAAAATACTCCGGGTGCACTCGAATCATATAGTTGACGTAAATTAAATAAATGACCATCGCTCCCAGAAAGATAAAGACAATATACTTCATATTTAATTATGAGGACATCTCTGTTGCTTAGTTAATGCTCGTGGACGTTTATAGTCTTTCCACTTACAGTGAATCACATGCAATCCACCTTCTGTCAGGATTCTAAGTTCCCAACCCCAAGGCTTCGCTGATTCCCAGTGCTTAATATAAGTGGGATACTCACTGAAACACGTGGCGTGTTTAATATATTTATTTGTATTTTTGGGCACGCAGCTCTTTTCTTAAATGTTCAATACGATGTTTAAGGCCATCAATAGTGGTGTACATCCAACCACAATCATGAGGCTCAATCTGTTTCTTAAACCAGCTGATAGTTTTTTTTAAAATTTCTATCTCTTTATTTTTTGTCGTTGCCATTCTTAGGAACTTCCTTTTCCTTTTCTATTCTAATTCTCATACTTAATTTTTCGTTTAGTTTTTGAAGATGGACTTGCATTTTTAAAACTTCGGTCAATCTAATATAGAGTTCTGATAATTTGGTCATCTTTTTTTCCTCCTAATTTTTGCGCCACGAAATAAATTGTTCTTTAATCCATTTTAAACACATCTCAAATTTGTCCTCAGGATCAGAGACAACTAATTTATTACGTTCGACACCGTTAACTTTTAAAATCAGCATGTTATCTTTATGCTGCCAGCGAACAGTAAATTCCTCGACTCCGCCGTAATGTAGGGTTTTTAAACGTTCAACATCAGCCGAGTGTAATCCATCACCAGCCTGATGATTATTTACCATTTAGTTTTTTTTTGTACGCTTCAACTGTAATGCCTTCTTTTTTGGCACGAAATTTAATGTAATCATCGACCAATTTAGAGATCATCCCACCGGGTGCTCTAAATTTTTCTTTGCACATTCCTTTCAGTAGCTTGTAGTCGTCGGCTCTAACCGCAACACTCTTCCACTTAGTTATGTCCATTTTTTTCCTTCCTTGTTGTGTTTGATACCGGGCTCATTCCTACCAGTCCGTTTACTTTTTTTAATGCTTCGTTAATCATATTATATTTAATTTTCAACATTTTATATTTATGTCGAAGGGTAATATTTTCTCTTGCTAACTCAGCACTGGTTCTTATTTCCATTGTTCCTCCTTATTTTAGTTTGGTTAGTTGTTCTACTAGAAGATGCACAATTTGTTCCATGTCTCCTAGTTTATCCAGAATTAAATCGCATTTTTTCTGAATTCGGTTGCGTTGTAGTTCCTTAAGATACATGGGATCATCCGGTTTTCCTTGTCCGAATCCTCCACGGCCATAAGGTTTTTTTAAATTGGTAACTATCTCTTTAAGTTTTAAACTATTTTTAATTTTAGATGCTGCTTCTTTAGTTCTTTGTTCTACTTCGCTCATAGAAATAGTGGGATTATCTTGTTGATTAGCAATCTTAGCTGCAAAATCTTCAAGGACATCATCAATATCTTTATGCTCTTTCATTATCCTGTTATAATAGTTTTTAACAAAGTACTTTTACTTTTCAAATTCATGTATTTCTCATTTATATGGGATAAAGCGCAGGAGTGTCAACAAAAAAATGAAGTATATTTTAATGATATGGGTGTGTTCTTTCCTCAATGGACCGAATTGCTCTGCCCCTATGATAAGCCACAAAACCTATGATTCTTGGTATGAATGCTCTCAGGCTGCTTACGCTAAATCCAGGCAAGTTGTAACTAAATTAGGCTATGCGTATGTCAATAAATATGAGATTGCTACAAAATTTACTTGTAAGTTAGACAAACCTCCGATATAGATTTTAGATGTCTTTTTTGGCCTTTATTATGTTCGGGCATATTTGTATTGAGACCCCCGGATCTTTCGATAAATGCTGGAATATTTATCACACCCCACAAATTCGCTATTTAAGCGAACGTACATGCATGAAAGCAGCAAATGACTACCTTCATGGCGCTCAGCTATATTATCGCAAGCAGGACGTCTCTGTGAGCGAACTAGAGCTATATTGTATAGGTACAGATCCATTAGAGCCAGCATGACGCAAGTATTGACATTATATCCCAAGTTGCCTTATTATTGCTTATGAAGTACTATCGTATTAGAATGATAGTACAAGGACAATTGTATATTGAGACAATTGGGGCTAAAGACATAAAGGATGCCTTTAAAATCTTGATTAAAAAGGCAGCTGATGGTCTTGTAAAAGTGAAAGAAGATGTGGGCTTTTATCAGAGAGAAAAAGTCCAAATTACTTACGAGGAGGTAACGGATGGCGCTTCAAGTACTGGTACAGAACAAGTTAGATCTGGAACATCAATGGGCAAAGAAAGCTTTAACATCGCAACGTGACGATATTAAATGGTTAGATTTAAAGATTAAGGATGTTAAAAAACAAATAGACAATGAGTTAAACCAAGAGGAAAAACTTTCGATTGCAACATGAAAAAAATAGTAAAAAAGATTAAAAAAATAATGGCTGAAATAGATAAGATTGAAGCTAAAGAAGAAACGCTTAGAGAAGATCTAAATGAAGCTATTGATGATTTAGAAGATAAGTTAGACGATGAATAAATACTAACGTTTCGTTGGTAATCTTCTTACTCCTTCAGTAAAAAGGTGCATTACCTTATCTGTGTACTTGCGCATTTTTCCTTCAAACATAAATTGATAGTCTTCAATCAAACCTTTTTCATTATGAATTTCAAAACCCCTCACATTAGTTCTAGCTAAAAAATTACCTTCCTCTCTTTTTTGAGCTACATAAGCGAGAGTGCCGTGTCCAAATTGGCGAATCATTTTGAGTCTGTGGTTTCCACTTAATAATAACATTTGAGCATCAAGCACCAATGGAAATAAAAGTCCTTCTTTGTGAATAGAGGTTCGAACAGTTATGTAAAATTCATGATGAGTAGCCTGGGCTACTTTAATATCTTTAAACCACACGAGCTGTAGCCTATGCTTAAATAATTGATATTTAGGGTGGATAACTGTTTTGTTATCCGATGTTTTAGTTATCAGTAAAGACTTGGGTGTTGTTGGCATGTAAAAGTTCGTTTTCTGCAGGGGTGAATGTATTTTTTTTACGAGGCATATTTTTATAGTGGTCCACTATTCTTTGTAGGGTTTCTCTTTTAACAATACTGTAAGGAGCAATAGCTGTAGCAAATTTATTAGCGTCTCTAAACGCACATCGCCAACGCCATTGATCAAAGTTTTGATGAGGATAAGCTTTTTTCATATAGAAGTTACCATATCCTGTGACGTTATGGATCCATTTTACTACTCCTTTATGGGTCATTTGAATTTCAATTCTAATACTCCAGCATCTATACATCTTACCATTAGGAGCTTTTTTATTTTTTCGTTTGCACTCTACCCATCCTTCTCCATCCATTAGACCAGCTAAATATTGGGCATGACCTTCCTTCATTTAATATCTCCCCATGATTCTCCTAAGTTAGTATCAACAATAAACGGAACTTTAAATTCGATACAATTTTCCATTATTTTTTTAATATCTTGGACATCCTTCATACTAAATTTATTAATATTGAAACAGAGCTCATCGTGGAGCTGCAGGATTGGTAAGTAACCTTCTTCATGACAAGCTAGCATTGCTTGTTTAGTTTGGTCTGCAGAAGAGCCTTGTATCAAACGGTTTAAAGCTTTGTAGGTAAAAGCTCTTTTAATATTATCGCGACCATATTTAGCCACTGCGTTTTCGAATGTTTCAGCTGTATAGAGTCCAAAGTCTTTAGGTTCCCACTTATCAAAACGACATTTTCTTCCTTTTTTAGTTCGAATGACTCCTTTTTCATTGGCAGTTTCCATACAACGATCGGATAACATTTTAACAAAAGGCACCTTACGATTATATTTGGATATGAGAAGGTTAGCTTCATCCTTTGATACTCCTAATGAAGTAGCCAGCCGGTTTTTACCCATCCCATACATAAGACCTAACCCTATAGTTTTAGCTTGTGTTCTTTCTATTCCTACTAGATCGGCTACAGTTTGATGAAAATCTGCGCTAGCTTTGTGATAAGCTTCCACTAATTCAGTGCTTCCTTCGTAGCCATTACCAATTGAAGAGGCATAGTGCACCGTCATTCGTGGTTCTTGCTGTGAGTAATCAAAGGATCCCCACCGGTGTCCTTCCTCCGGAATAAATAAAGATCTAATGAGTGGACCCAATTCTTTATTTCGAGCTGGTACCTGTTGTAAGTTAGGATTGGACATACTTAACCTGCCTGAGACAGTCCCACCATGATCCGATCTTAATTGATTTATTTCGGCATGAATCCTTCCCTTCACCTGGTACTTCATGATAGAAGATAAGAAGGTATTATGAAATTTATTTATTTCTCTTGCCTGTACAATCAATTTTGCGATTTTATGTTTACAATTAATCAACCAGTTTTGAGTAAATGACGGTTCATCAGATTTCAGAGTCCTTGGATACTCTATCTTCAGTTTATCGAAAGCTTTGGCGATCTGGCGTGCTGCCCAAATGTCTGTGTTTAATCCTGATTCTTTTTTTATTGCCAACAGTATTTCTTGTTCTTGGCGCTGCATTTCTGTACGTAATTTTTCAGCTAATTCCACTTGTACTCTTACCCCTCGTTGACGCATTGCAATTAATATTGGGAGCAGGTTAGATTCCAATTCCCAAATGGTTGTTAAACTTTGCTTAATAATTTCTTTTTTAAGTTGCTGCCATAAAAGGTACGTGAGTCGTGCATCTTGTTCAGCATAAAAACCAACATACTCTGCTGGCAATTTCCACATCTCTGCTTTAGGATCTACACCATGCTCTTTGGCTGCTATAATCAAATCCGTTTCTGCTTTAATCTCGCCTAAATAATCTTTAGATAAAGTATTCAAAGAATAAGAAAATCTATTTTCATCAACAATCGCTGCTGCGATCATGGTATCAATAATATCTCCATTTACCTTAAAGCCTTCTTGTTCTAACCACCCTACATCGTATTGAGCATTGTGAAAAATTTTAGGACAAGGTAAGGCACAGACATCTTTAATATATTTTTTAACTTGGTCAGGAATCATATTTCCTCCACCAAAATGTTTGAATGGATAATAACCTTGCCAACCTTCAACAGCGACTGCAAAGCCAATGATGTTTCCATTTCCTGTAGCCCAGCCTGCCCCCTGGCCAGAGCTGATACCTTCGTCTCGTGTTTCTAGATCGATGGCAATTTCTCTAGCACCCGATAGATCTTTATATTCCGCGGGGCATGACCAAATATGTTTTTTAAAATTCATAGAAAGCTGTAAGCTCATATAATTTTTAATTCTGCTGTAGTTTCAATCCAAACTCTAGCACCACAGCTTAAAGGTTTGTTAGGTTTATAAATTATTTTACTAGGTCCAAGTATATTAACTTCATGACCGTAGGTATTAGATTTACTGGTCTTGACGGTGATAACAGGTTCGTTAGTTCCATATTTTTTGTTTGCTCTAATCTTATGCATATTTACATGAATTCTTTTAAGTAAATTCATGAGTAATCCCTTTCAATAATCATATCAATATAATGTTTAGCTTTACGTAAATCTTTTTCTCCATCTTTTTTCTTATGTCGGCACACATACTTAATAACATTTCCTTCAGCAAATTCTAAATGATTTTCATTAATAAATTCAGCCGGTTGGATCTTCATGCCTTTGTAATGTTTTCCTGCTACCTGTTCCTGTAAACTATCGTAAGTCATTCCTTTAAACATTCCTTTATCGGTCATTTAATTCTCTTCTGAGCCGCTGCTACAATTTTAAAAATATCACGCCATTTGGTTTCGGCCTTAACCTTTTTAATCATGCGACTTAATTTATAATAATAACTTTTTTTATTTTTCCCTGACATAAGCTAAATAATCTTCTCCTAAAGGATAATTATATTTATAATCCGTACTGAGAAGATGAATGGTGTTTCTAGCACGGGTTGCACCTGTATACCAGACTTTTTTTTCGTTAGTTTTTTCTTTCTTAGATTTAGTTTGATAGTTGGAAGGATAATTAGCTTTTCCGTAAAGAACAACATTATGGGCTTCTCCTCCTTTAACTGAATGGATAGTATCAATAATAATTTTAGGTGTACCGTCTAATTCTTTTTG